CCATCCTCTAGTGGGGTAATGTTATCTGACTCAATTTCAAAGTCTGGGATATCCATCTCGGCTCCCATTCCTTCTTCTTCCTCTATTCCTTGTGGAGCTGAGTACAACCCCTTATCAATATTTGTAGCCATATTCTATCCTTATTAATAGTACCCTTTGCGGCGGGATTTAAAAAATTGTATTTCTTCTGGTTCATCTGAAGGTAACCTAATAAACCCCCCTTGACGGAACCGCATTAACGCCATTACAGTAGAGTCAACCAAGTCATCGTGCGACATAAACGGAAACCCTGCAACTTCTTCTACTAGTTCTTCAGCCCATCTTGTTTGTGGCACCCATACTAATCCTGATGCTACTATATCTGCTACGGAGTTTAATCGTGCTAATTTATCCCCAGAACCCCGATGTGGTGTATATTCTTGTACAGGCATACCCATCCGTCGTAGTTCTTGGTATAGTGCAGTACCACTAGATTTCTTCTCAACTATAAATGAGTCGGGCTCCCAGTCACTGTACTCCTCCATTGCTAATTTCTTAAGCTCTGGAAATTCAACACGTTTTTTAATAGAATTAAGTAGTATGATACTATAATTATTGTCTTCTTCGTTAAAGAAAACCCCCCACGTTGTCAAGGCTGTAAAGTCGGCTCGGTTATGTGATTCAGCTGCGGCATCCAGAGACATAATAATGTACTCACACTTAGGTGCAGTCTCACCTTCCCATATCTTCCACCAGTCTCGTTTAACAATAGACGCTTCTTCTGATGTCGGATTCTGTTGGTACTGCGCGTTCCACTGGAACAGCGGCATTGACGCTTTAGTTCTTAACAAGTCGTCCAGTGTATAAAACTCAGGCCATAGCGCCTTCTGCTCTATCGCATGTGTGACCTTATTCTCTACATCTAATATGGCAGGAAACTCAACAACCTCGTACTGGTCCGACCCTTCATTCATAGACATATCACGAGTCACTCGCCCGGTCAAGTCATCTAAGTGCCAACGCGTCTGAATTATGGCAACCCGACCACCCGGCATAAGCCGAGTACGCGCACCGTACGTGAACCACTCGTATGCTTTCTCGAACACATCGAAGTTACCATTAATAATGTCCTGCTCGTTATGTGGGTCATCAACTAATAATAAGTCTGCGCCTCGACCGGCTAGAGCTGAACCAACCCCGCAGGCGTAGTACTCACCCCCCATGTTTGTGTTCCATCGACCAGCTGACTTGTTATCTGACGCCAACAGCACCGTGGGGTACACTTCCTTATATGCGGCAGTGTCAATAATGTTACGAACCTTACGACCAAAGTCAACAGCCAAATCGGTAGTGTGTGAAACCATCAATACTTTCTTGTTAGGGTACCTGCCTAAGAACCACGCTGGAAAATAAATAGATACCAACTGACTTTTGCCATGACGTGGGGGTATGTTGACGCACACCCTGTCTTTTTTACCGTCTGCTAAGTTCATTAGTAAGTCCGCCAGTATGCGGTGGTGTTTCCCGACCTTGTAATCTGGCTGCATCTTCTTACAAAACTCTATTAAGTCGTCCCGGCATCGTTGTGCATCTGTCCGTTTCTCAATTACGTCTGCAATCTGAACTATTTCTACTTGTTCTTCGGGCTCAAACTCCTCGAGGTGGTCGAGCATGTACTCAATTTCTTCTGCAGAAAAGTCATTTTCCCCTAAATTCACGGTTTTTCCCAATCTTCTAGTATGTCGTCATAGTCAATCGTCGGTTCTAGGGGCCTTTCTGTGCGTTTTAGCGTTTCTGACCCGGTTTCTGCCGGGTTTTCGGTGGTTTCTGCCGGGTTTTCGGTGGTTTCAGGCATGACTTCTGAGGTCACGTCTGGTTTTTCTGTGGTTTCTTGTGGTTTTAAGTTTAGTTCTGCATCGACGTCAATAATCTCACCACCAACTTCTATCTCGTTAGGCGTTTCCGGCTCTGGGTTCATTATCTTGTTAAACTTCTCACGCAGTGATTTGCGTAGTTCTTCTGTTGACTGGTGCGTTACGGTAATCTCGGTCTTCTCTGTGAATAACCCTACGTCTGTTATCTTACCTAATAACTCTAATGCACGGATTCGCACCCTCGGGTCAGCATTGTCAGACTCTAATATAAGTTTGTTTGTTACTAGGCGACGTATTTCGGTTGCATTACTGACTATGGCATGGCTAAACTCATCTAGTATATTCCTAGTAAGTTGCATTGATGCAGGAGTAATCTTGGCAGCGCGTTTTGTATTGACTGTTTTGCTTGTGAGGGTGGGGTCCGCAGCGTAGGCATTAGATAATCCTGCTGCTATGTCTCGGTCTTCTGCGTTAGGCGTGATGTCTAACCCGTGTTCTTCTAATAAATCGGCCGTAGCTGCTGCAGCCTGAGCACGGATGTGCAGGTCTATTGTTTTTACTTCTGGCGTAATCGGTACGCCTACATCAGGGGTAAGCTCGATAGTCATATATATGTATGTGTCTTTTTGCAAGCCCTTAGGCCGATTCCGTAATATAACATATAAAAATTTTTTTAGCTAGGTACTTAAAAAACATAGGGGGGCATTGCCGAATTTGCCGAGGGTGGGGGTAAGTGTTTGATTTTTAACAATATTATTAGGCAGGGGGGTACTTAATAAAATGAGTTCTGAACGTAGAAAATAGGATACTGCTTGTGCAGAATAGTAACCCCTAGGCGCACACGGGACTCCTAAGCCATAAGTGGGGCATACGGGGCGGGTGCGTAGCCCATAGCCATAATTCTGTTATCCACTGGATAACAAGATACACAATGTTAAATAAAGTTTAGCTATCTATTGTTATCCTATGCCACGTTTGCTATAGTTCAATCACTGGCTAGGCGGTCGCTTAGTTAGAACGTAGTATTACTTATAAAGGATATATCATGTCACAATTTAAATTAGCAACAACTACCCGCTCAATCATTGCCGAGGCGGTATCTAGTGATGTATTAGCTGAGCACAAATGGCTCAAGGCGTCTGACAGCTTACAAGCTGAGGGCGTTAAACTAAGCATGGTTGTCACCGAGAATAAAGGCGGCAATCCTGAGGTGCGCGATGCTTTGCGAGGTGCTATCGTGCTGGGCTTCAGCAAGACCGAGCAAGCCCTGTATAACCAAGATAACAAGGCTCTGAGTGATGCTGACAAGGTCACGAAGCGTTATGTGCATCAACGTGTTGGCAAGTATCTAGTGCGCATTGAGCAATACCTAGCCAAGGCCGAGGCCAAGGCTTCAGGCGATGTGGTTAAGACAGCAACCACAGTATGGTCTAGGGCTCAGGACAGCTTAACCAAGCTGTTGGATGCGGTGCAGAAGGCTGAAGGTGTTGCTGACCTTCATGTCGCTGATGCGATACGCACTATCAAAACGCTTAAGGGTTATTTACCTAAAGTTTAACTAACCAACCACAGGACAGCCCCCCGCAAGGGGGGTTGTAATAACATGACAACACTAAATGATTTAGATGCAGATGCATTGTTAAACGATGCAGATAACGATGACCTTGCAGACCAAGATGCATGGGTGTATGAAATCAAAGTTTTTCAAACAGGCAGGCATTACTCTGATAAAGGCCAACGCATCGCCTACACATGGGATGATAACAACATATATTTTGTTGATGTAGACCGAGGGATTGATGGTGTTTACCCCAACGCACTACATGAAAAGTCAATCCCGCATTGGCAGATACTTGGCTTGTATGACAACGGCAATTATCGTTATTTTGAGCGTGATGAATTACACATACGTGATGAATTAACCCAACACGCATTATATTTTTAACCCAACACAGCCCCGCTTCGGCGGGGTTTTTTTTCGCCTATACAAAACTCAATTCGGTTTTATTCCCACCTCGTTATAACATCCCACACCATAACCTGCTTAACCCTTGCGGTTTTATATTCTTACTATATAACCCTGTCATAACTTACCAACACCTGAAACCAGTTTCTAAAAGCAGCGACGAGCCTGACTATGCGTGCCGATAAACACGCCCACTGCAAAAGCTGTTATCCAGTGGATAACAAAACATCCTATAGTTTGAAGCCAGTTTCTAAAAGCAGCGACGAGCCCGATTTGTATTGTTCCATTTTTGTAATGTTCTAATGTTCCATTTTAGTGAATTTGTATTGTTCCATTTCGCTCATTTTGTATTGTTCCATTTTAGTGAATTTGTATTGTTCCATTTTTGTAATGTTCTAATGTTCCATTTTAGTGAATTTGTATTGTTCCATTTTAGTGAAATTGTATTGTTCCATAAAATCACGTGGCTACGAAGTTATGGTGTGTGAATGTTCCAGTAAAGTTCTTGTAATGTTCCATTTTTTTTTCACGTAAGTCATTGATTATATTATTTTGTTCATTTGTTCCATTTGAGTCGGGGGTATACCCTAGGGGTAAATTTATTTCTGTTGAAAAAATGGAACTTTGCAATGTTCCGTTATGCTTTTTG